GCATGACGAGCTTTGAAAGACCGTCTTTTAGCTTTATCTGCCTCTGACTCACCCTTTCTTGGAGGCTTTGTTTTTGCTCCTTGCATTCCAAATCTGATTAATCTAAAGCCATCACCTTGTTTTATTACAACAGCATGAGACTTTCCACTTTTATGATTTGGTGTTCGGATTGGCTTATCAACACCAGCGAAAGTATGTCCGCCTCTTTTGATTGTCATTTGCCTTTTTTCCTCATGGCAAGCCTGTGAGCCTCAGTGAATGTTTTACCAGCAAGCATCGCCTTTATCATCTCATCCATGTGTGCCTTTGTGTGTCCATGAGTTGACTTATGACGTTTTAAAGCATTTTTTTGGCGAGTTGTGAGTTCTTTTTTCTTCATTTTTACCTCAGTAAATCAGCATCGGCCTTTCTTGCTCCGCCTTTCCCTGATATAAAACTATTAACTCTCCCCATCGCCCACGCTTGCATTGTTACATTTCTTGATCCTCCACCAAGATAGGCTCCTTGACCTCTCCTATATACAGCCTTTAACTGTCCAAGAGTAAATTTTGAATTGTTTGCTTTTCTTGTCAGCGTTTTGATAACAGTTGCACTGAGTGGTTTAGGCTCAGGCTTTTTTCTTACGCTTTTTCTTTTTCTTGGAGCCATCTTGAGCAACCCTTGATTTTTGTACAGCTTTTATATCAATATACTCTCCTCGCTTGTAAGCTGCTGCCGTTTTTTTTATTTCAGCAGCCTTTGCAGCTTTATTTTTGGCTCCACTAAGA